ATTAAGTCTCGTCCACAGGCAACGCAAACTTATCCACAAGCACATTGTGGATTTTTTGTTATACTAGATACATGAAAGACTACACACACAAGTGCCCAAATTGCGAAAGAAACACAAATACGATCAATGATTATTTTTGCATAAAAAATACACGTTACTGCGAACATTGTTTAGCTAACAAAAAAAACAAAGAAGTAACGGATTCTTTTGCAAAATATCGACCTAAAAACTTATCCACAGTTTAGTCTAAAAAACAGTATTTTTAGGGTCAAAAATGGTAAAATATATATATCCAGTTATGCGTTGGTAGAGCACAACTATCACTAACATGAAACGACCAATTAAATTTTTACTCATTTGGATTGCATTGTGGATATTATCATTAATCGTATTACCACTATTGCACAAGAAAGCAGAGGCTATTGAAATGCCATTTGAAAAACAACCTATAGAATCTATTGTAGGTATTTACGCAGATATGTATGGCGTAGATCCAGCAATCGGTATTGCGGTACTAAGATGCGAATCAAGAGGCAAGCAAAGTACTGTTGGAGACAATGGAAACGCAAAAGGAGTATTCCAATACTGGGATGATACCTGGAAACGTCACTACCGAGAATTTTATAAACTAACAGGAATCGAATTAAGTAAAGATTCACCTGCTGATAACGCTCGTCTAGCTATGTGGGCGTTCTCTACTGGTAAAGCTAATGAGTGGACTACATACAGAGCCATAAAGAACGGTGGTACATATTCATTCTATTCAAGACAGTTGAAGAAACATTTTACAGTTAAATGTGAGCTATGATATACTAGTATTGTTAAGGATATATCAGTTATAAGAAAAAGCCACCTCTTACGGGGTGGTTTTTGTTACTCGATTTCCATACCAGTGTCTTTCCATTTCTTCCAAAGTGCTAACCATTCTTTTCTCGGCAGTGTTACTTCAACTGCGTTAGAGATTTCAAATGAATATCTTTGGTCTTCGTCATCTTCTTCTGGTGCTTCGATTTTACAATCGCATATACCACAGGTTTTCCAGCATGTAACTGAATCACCTTGAGGTACTGGAATAGTAGTTGTGTAAATGTTGCTTGTGTAACCACGAGTTCCTGTTCTACCTGTCACTTTGTGAACAACGAACTGTTTGTGATTGGTGTGCCATATAGCACATAAGTCTCCCTTACTTGGTGAGTTTCGTTCGTAGCATTTCTGGCAGAACGAAATTCTTGACATGATAAGTACGTCTGATTTTTTCGTTTCCATAATGAACTGTTTATATAATTATATAACAGAACAGTACTTGACAGCAAATTAGTTATCCCCACTTTGCAACAGCATGTCAATACATGGTAAAATATATATAGTTCTTTAAACTTCATAAAACTAAAACAAATGAAATACATCATTGCAACTTGCCAGTACAACGCAGTGGTGAACATAAACCTACTGCGAAACATCGAACTCTTTGCTAAAGAGCATGGAGTTACTAACCTACTTCTGTTCGTACAAAACGGACAATACAAAGAAGACGATATAATTGATAAAAGAATCTTTGAAGCTGGGTTCGCTATCGTTGAGAACATGAAACTCAACGCTAATTTGCGACTAAAGGATATGAAAATACTTGCACAACAGATTAACCCCTTTACAGGATTAAATGCTAAGTTGGACAGGGACTTTTCGTATATCTTACCAAGCGCCAAGATACGCTATCAATCACTACCGAATACTTCTAAGTACCCTCGTGCTCTAATGAGTACAGGTGCTATTACTAAGCCTAACTACAAGACGCACACAGCGCAAGGTAGAAAAGCAGAACAACAACACCAGTACGGATTCGTTTATGTATCTACAGAATGTAATACGATATTTCATGCACATCAGATTGAAGCTACCAAAGCAGGTGACTTCCAGTTCATGACAGAAAAGTATCACAGTGGGAACATTTCATACGAACAACCAGAAGCAATAGTTTTAGGAGATTTCCACACGGGCGACACATGTCCAAAGGTAAGAAAACGAACTATTCAGATGATTAAGGAACTTTCACCTAAACGGGTTGTTTTTCACGATTTGTTTAATGGTCATTCTGTAAATCATCATGAAAAAGGAGATTTAATTCAGGAACTTAAAAGTGTTCAGTTAAAACGTTCAGATTTGAAAACCGAACTGGAAACAGTTTATAATGAAATTATTTTCTTTTCAAAAACATTCCCTGACTGTAAGTTTTTAGTTTCTGAATCTAACCACGACATATTTCTTGAGCGTTATATACGTTCTAAAGATTTTATGTACAATCCAAACAACTTCCTGTTTATATGTTCAATGATTGAAAAAATCATTAAAGGAGATAAGCCAACACTAAGAATTGCATTAGAGCAAATTGGACCTATACCAGATAATTTCATTTTCTTAAAAGAAGATGAATCGTACAGAGTTAAAGGTGTTGAAATAGGAGTTCACGGGCATAGAGGACCAAATGGTTCTCGTGGAGGTAACTTTGATAAGTATAACCTAAAGATGATTAGTGGACATACACACTCTCCATTTTTGGGTCAGAACTCAATGGTTGTTGGTACAAGTACAAAACTTCGTCTTGATTATACAAAAGGACCAAGTTCGTGGTTAAACGCTCACGGGATTTTATACTCAAATGGAAAGTACGCATTGATAACACTTATTATTTAACAACTACACCTACTTGGGAAAAGTAGGTGTTTTATTTGTCTCCAGTGTGCTTTATGTGCTATACTTATATATATGAAAAAATGCACTTATAAAGATTGCTACAGAAAACATGCGGCTAGGGGATTATGCAAAGCACACCATAGACACCTAATGAAATATGGTGAAGCTAGAAATTTAAAAGAAGCTGGTAATGAATATATAGAATTTGAAGACTATTATAAAATGGTTGTATTTGATAAGAGAAGAAAACAATTAGAATTTGATATTTTTATATCAAAAGAAGATTATAACAAGTGCAAAACTAAAAGGTGGTTTTTTGGAGGTCAATATGTTAAAGAAGCTACTTCTAAACATTGTTTATACCTACATAGATTTATTTTTGATTATATACCAGAAAATCTTGTGGTAGACCATGTAAACAGAAACAAATTAGATAATCGGCGCGATAATTTAAGAATTGTTACTCGTTCTGAAAACAATAAAAATAAATAAACGAAAAACCACTATATTTATTTAGTGGTTTTTCTAAATATATATTTGTGCCAAGATTATTTACGCTCCTTGGTAACGCTTGAGTTAGTATAACACTACATTATAAGTATATACCTATATACATATATTGTCAATATATTTTATACATGGTAGAATGTATTTATGAAACGTGGCACTTTCCGTAAAAAGACATATGATGAGCTAAAAGCCTCTATTTCGATTAAAAATAAGCTAAAGGCTACTAAGTCCAAGTCAGCTAAGAAAACGCCTAAAAAGGGCAAAATTAAGTCATTAAAGCCACTTAAAACCAAGCTTTGGGAACTATGTAAGCAAATAACCAGATTAAAACACAAAAACGTATGCTATACCTGCGGTAAGACTGGATTAGAGGGTTCATCATGGCAAACAGGACACTTTATACCAAGTTCTGTAGGTGGTGCTTATCTAAGATACGAATTAAGAAATCTAAGACCGCAATGTTATTATTGCAACATCAACCTTGGCGGTAATGGGAGTGCTTTTTATAAGAATTTAGTGGAGCGTGAGGGTCAAGAATATGTCAATCAAATTTTCAAAGACAAAAACATTATTATCAAAGCAGACCAGTGGTGGTTCATCAGTAAAATCGCAGAGTATGAGATATACTTGCAAGAACTGCGGAAAGGCAACTCACCAAATATATAATGGTACTTGCGAAAAATGCTATTTCAGTGTAAAGTAGTATAACCAACGTTTTCTGTTAGCTTACGTTCGGTAGAAATGAGCTTTCCTGTACGGGAGCTTATTTTGTTTTATAAGAAAAAGGCAGACGTGCCTTTTTTAGTTATCCACAGTTATTTTCTTGGACTATTGTTTTATTTTCATATATAATTATCATACAGGTTTCGAGCCTGTATTTATAAATAAGATTGTACTGTTCAGTCCGATACTCAACCCACTTACAATCTGGGGTGGGTATGGGACTAAACAGAAAATAAATATATGGAGATTAGAGACAACCGCCAAAAAGAGTGGTTTTGGTTAGACAACGAGTATCTAAATGGATATGCTAAACACTTAGGACCAACAGCGTCTTTGGTGTACATAAGTTTGTGTCGTCATTCAGACAATAAAACACAGAAATGTTTTCCAAGTATGGAATTGATAGCAGAAGAATTAGGAATGCAACGAGCTTCGATTAGTCGTGCGGTTCAAAAGTTATCCGACTGGAACATTATTTCTATAACAGAGAGTTATGATAATAAAAATAAGCGAAGAAACAATAATGTTTACACACTTTTAGCAAAGTCACAATGGAAAGAAAAGCCAAGTAATAAAAATGAAAATGGAAGCCATGTAACAATAGACGACATGGATAGCCATGTAACAATAAACGCAGAGCCATGTAACAATGACGAGCAAAGCCATGTAACACAGAGTTACAGTAACAATACTCATATTAACAATACTCAATTAACAATACAGGCAAAGCAAGCTTTGCAGGAATTACCTAAAGATATTTCAGAAGTGATAAAACAGTTTGAGAGCGTAAACAAGGCTTGTGCTGATTTTTACGGAAATACTACACAAAGAAAGGCAGTAGAGAAATTGATTAACTCTTATGGATATGAAATGGTAATAAACGTAGTAAAGTTTCTACCTAAAATGAACAAGATACTTTATACTAAGGCTACAACACCTGTAGAGCTTTGGAACAAGTGGGCTAAGATTGAGGCAGAGGCTTCTAAATTAAAAGAAAGTAAGAAAAATCAAAAGTATGCAATCAACAACGTTTATTAAGTGGTATAAAATTATAAGACGAGGAGCAGAACCAATCTATATTGAACAGGAAAGACTTGAGAGAATAATGAACGACCCGCAACAGCTTATTAAGTTTTTTGAAACAGACGGAGAATGGAGAGTATTTAATAAAGCAGACGTTGTAGACGCATTTTACGATAAAGAGTTTTCCGAAAAGAAAAACGAACAAAAATTCAAACTATATAGAAACAAGGAAACAAATACTGTTGTTAAACTTTTATCAGGTCAGTTACTTGACGATATAGATAAATATGAACCACTAAATTAGTTATCCACAGTTTAATACTTGCATTATATTTTTATATAAGTATACTGATACTATCAGAAGCTAACAAATCTGATATATATATTATGTCAATAGAAATCAAAGGTTATGTAAGAATGGAACAGCAGGAAGAATTTGAAGCATGGGAACGAGAACAACTAGCAAAGCAAAAAGAATACCGACTACAAGCAGAAAAAGAAACCAACGATTATATCAAGTCAGTTAGAGCAAAAAACAACGGGCGTATTCCTATGCAAAGTTACGAAAGACAGGAACTTTCTTTTATGAATACTAACTCATATAACAACTACTAATATGGAAATCACGCTCAACCCACAGCAAATCGAGTTTTTACTCGACGAGCTAAAAGACGTACGAGAGGGTAATAACTACTCTCAATACGCAAAAACAATCGCACAACAGTTATACGATAAACTAATTAAACTACATGAAGAATCTATATAAATCATTGGCAGACTTCCAACAGGAAGTACCCGTTATTCACAAAGGAACATCAGGTTACGGATACACTTACGCAGACCTACCAGCAATTTTTGAAACAATAAACCCTCTACTAAAAAAACACGGTTTAGGATTTACGCAGATATTTGACCACGCACAAGGAGGGTCATGCCTAGTAACTCATTTATTCCATGTAGAGACAGGAGAAATGCTATCAAGTGAGTTACTAATACCGCAAGGTGTATCACTTGCAAAAATGAACGAATTTCAAGTACTTGGTTCAGGTATTACATACCTTAGACGTTACGCACTATCGTCAATACTTGGACTTGTAACTGATAAAGATACAGACGCAAGTGGAGACCAAATTAAAAAAATAAAAAAAGAAGATATTAATATAATTAACGTAGAGGGTGAACCATTTTAAAATTTATGCAAACATACAAAAACATTAGTATCTTTAAGAAAGACAATGGAGGTGACGACAAAAAGCCAACACACGACATTACAGCAAGTACAAAACTACCTGACGGAACATACAGTAAAGCAGTAAACGTAGGTAGTATGTGGACACGCGAAGGTACTAAAGGTAAATACCTTTCAGGTCAATTTAGTAACGAACGAGAATATAACGGACAAGTATTTGACGGATATGTTCTAGTAAACGAAAAAGAACTCAAAAAAGTACTAGACCTTGCACAAGCTATGGTACAAAAGACTAAGTCACCACTTAAAGACGGTTACCCTACAGAAGTTGAACTAGGAGTACCAGCAGTAAGTGATGAGTTGGAATTTTAATAAATTAATTAAACAAATTATATGAATCAAACGAACGAATTATCATTAGGCGTGTCAAATATTTTAAAGAAATGGGAAGAATGTTCTATAGAAGACAAGCTTGAAAAGTTAAGAGCTGAACTTAGGTCGTCACGATATTTAAATAATCGAGTTTATAATTTGGAATCACAAATCAGTGAATTAAGTAATCATAGCCATGACGGAAATGGTAATGTAACAGTTAAAATGGATTTATTTAAAAGCCAAAGACTTGGAGGTCAACCTAGTTCGTCAATAGATAACCTTGCATAATTTTATGAAAACATATCAAAAAGAAGATGTCATAAAAGAAATTCAAAATGAGCTAACAATTAAAAGTGTATGCAAGAAACTTGGACTTTCTCGTCAAACAATTTACAGATGGTTAGAAGAAGATAAGAAATTTAAGACAGACCTATTTAACGCACGCAAGGATGCCATTGAAGCATTAAATGATGAGTGTGAGAATAGAGTAATTAAAAAAATTATGGCAGATGATAGTAACATGATTAAGTTCTGGCTAAAGTATCATCATGATGATTATAAACAGTCTTATATAATTGCAAACTAATATGAAATACCCAAAAGTAAACAAAAAAGAATTATCTAAACTAAATAAGGCTAAATTTAATTTGTATCTTAAAAAGATTAAAGAAATGTTACAATTTGATAATAAAGAAAATGAATTTAACCTTTCTAAAAGCGATATAGATTTAATTTCTTGGAATTGTGCAACCAACATAATCTGTTATGACCATCTCCAAGAGGAAGCATATTTGAAAAACCTTAAAACAAATACTAAGTAACATGAAACAAAGAACTAATCAGCAAAACAAAAGCATACATAAAGGTTGCCAGCAAATTGCAGATGTTCTTGTAGAAAACGGTATATCACTTAACAAGGTAATCAAAAACCTAGAAATACGCCCGTCAATGGAAAGCGTTAAGGATATTTTCAGGTCAATAGCAGAGAGTAAATACGGAATTAAAAGCACTACAGAACTAAAAAGTAACCAAGTTACAGAAGTATGGGAAGACTTGATTAAATCAGTATCAGAAACAACAGGTATTTACATACCTTTCCCAAGCCAAGAGAGTACAGAAGAGTATCTAAAATCTTTAGAAAACTAACAAGATGCCTAGTGCATCTGTTACTGGACTGACTAGCAAGCAACTCGAAATATACCGCAAAAAATATCAGCAATGATAAGCAGGCGATTATTTGGAATTTGTACACAGTCCAGTTATAGGTGCATTAAGCTAACAAATATGACATGTAAAGAAGTATTACTAAAACATCTAAAAGAAAATCCAAAGCAGTGGCACAAGAAAGTATCACTTTATGTTATTGCAGAGGACTGGTCACCCGAAACAGTAGGTCGTGAACTAAGAGAGCTAGAAGAAGAAAAAATAATCAACGTAGATTACTATGACGGAAAGCACGCTAAAGGACTAGCAATGTACTCTTATGACCATGTACCTAAATTAAAAACTAAAGTCGAAATAATCAACGGAAAAGCAATCCTAAAAGAATACTACGAATAATATGAAAGCAAACAAAAAAGTAAAACAAACAACAATCTACATTCCACTAGATAAGAAGAAGTTTATCATAAACAACATACCAGATGATGCTACACTTTCAGGTTACATGGTACAAGCTACACTTGACAAGATTGCTTTGGATAACGGAAATGTTATTTAATGGAGTTATCCACAGTTTAATTGTTGCATTGTACTTATACGTATAGTATACTCATTGTATGAGAAAGCTAACAAGTCTCATCTAAAAATATGGAATACAAAAATTCACATGACTGGCTAATACATGAACTTGAAGAAAACGGTTGGAAACGCAAAGAATCACCTTTCTGGAAATACGCAGTACCTACCTTTATGATACTAGGAGTTATTTACTTTATTAGCCGAGCTTTTTAACAAGTATGAAACCATCAGAAAGAATCAAGGAAATAATGTTAGAAATCTCTAAAGAGACTGGTTCTAATTGGACTGAACACAAAATCGGTGCAATTTGGAGATATCTAGACGAAGAATGGGAAAAGAATAAAACGTGTGCTCATGAACCAAACGGAGATATGCTATCAAATGGGTGTTATGAATGTAGAAAATGTAGAGTAATGTACGTTAATTAACAACTAAATCATCGTGTGTCGGTGGGGGGACGGAGGTAATAATCGACCGAGTTGAAATACGAGGCGGAATAACTCTTTGTAGGTTCGAGTCCTACTGCTCCGACAATCGGAGTATGGTGGAAGTGGCAGACATCTCCCCACAGGCACATGATGTAATCACCAGGATTGAATAGGGTGTATAAACATGCAACGTAAATCGTTTTTAGGAGAATCCCAAGGCATTAAATTGCTGTTCGTGGTTCGAGTTTGTGGTGCAAGTCCCTTACCATGAGTACCTCCTATTCAGTTCTGGTGTAATAAAATATATGAAAACAAAACTTTACTTATTGGCATTAATACTAGCTACTCCTGCTTGGGTATACTTATTTATTAATAACTGGAAAATAGCACTATGTATATTACTAGTGATTACTGGAAACAACTTATCAAATAGAGCAAACAATATATGAAAAAAACAAAAAAAGACTTAAAACCATACAACGGAGTAATTCAAATATGTCCAGAGTGCGGTAAATTAGATGTATATTTGAACGACAATCACACTTGCGATGCAGAGTATCAACGACACAGACAAGAACAACAGGAATCTTACTGGAAATAATTACCAACCCAATCACAAGAATAAATATGAAAGAAGAATTAAAAAAACTTTTTCTACAAACATTTCCTGATAAGAATGATTGGAATTACGCAAATTATGATAATGGGTGGAAAAGTGTAGTAATAGATGGTGAATATGACCTAGACGATCTTATTGAAAACATTATCAAATTACTAACGCCACCACAGGCATAAAATCGTGGAGATATTATGAATAAATTAAAAGTATTTTGGTTTCCAGTATTAATTTTTATCGGTTGGTTTATATCATTAAAAATAATTCAATGGATTAGTGCTTACCCAGTAGTGTGCGATGGTAGTACAAATAATGGTGTTTGTGTTTTTCTATTCTTTACGGGATTATTGGGAATACCAATGATGGTTATTGGATGTTTTGCAATAGCATTGTATTTACAAGATTAACCCCCCCCCACAGTCGCACGGGGAACTAACACACTCGTAAGAGAGTATGAAAGAATTTATTAAAAATTGCTGGACATTTCAAGAAATACATACAAAAATACCACCACAGGAAGTTAATGGAAAACTTATACATAATCCTAAAATATGTATTGACCCACATAATGATTTATGGTTACCATTATCACTAAGTGATTGTATGTTGATTTTACAAAATAGAGGTGTAAATTTTTAACCCCCCACACTCTCACCCGAGAGGTAAATAGAAATTAAATATGAAAATACTTTATTTAATAAACGCATTGGCATGGACTGTAATGTTCATAATGGTGCTTCACGGTTACCAATTACACCAAGTAGAGCAAGGAATAGCTTGTATTTATGTTGTTGGTTGTAGTATCGGATTTTATTTAGATAGCAAATAAACCTATGACAAACGAAATAATAATAAGTGGCCTAAACTTCCCAGAAGATGATGGTCAAGAGTTCTGGGGTAGACGAGATGTAAATAAACAAACAACCATGCGTGAAAGATTTGATGAGAAATTTAAGTATATTTTTGAAGAGCATCAAGTGGGCACATTTTATTTAGACTTAACAAAATATAAGACGAGTATTCCAGACTTCATCGAACAAGAACTAAAGCAAGAGCGAGAGGAGTGTATCAAGATTGCAGAATCAATGAGGACCGACTGGGACAATGAGATGGTAAACACTATTGATTGGAAAGATGCAAACGATTGGACAGTAGATAACATTATCAACACTATTAAAAACCGAACATGACAAACAATAATTGGGAAGAAGAATTTGATGAAAAGTTTAGAATAATGCACTTAGTAGAAGTTGATGAAATAGATGGAACATTTGCTATTGAATCTGATAGAGATAAGGTAAAAAACTTCATCTTAAACCTCCTCACCAAAAAAGACCAAGAGCATAAAGAACAAATAGAATTGATTATGAAATATGTACAGTCAGTCCTTGAAGTACAACAATTCGACAGTCACATTAACAAACTAAGTACAGAATAAATATATGCTAGAAACAATTTACACATATTTTACAACTAAATTATTACCTAAGATTGCGGAGGGTCTTACTATTACTAAGGACTATTTCATGGACCTATTTGGTCGCTATGCAAAGTTCTTATTTATTCGTGACCTGACTTATACTGTTTTATGTTTGTTAGTAATCGTTGTATTAGGTATTATTACCTATAAACTTATTAGAAAAGCAATAAGTGATGGTGGTTGGGATGGTGGAGAAATGGCAATTATATTTTTATTTATTCCAATAGGATTTGCAATAGCAGGTTTTATACAATATGGTACATACGCTATCCAAGATGTTTACGTTCCAGAAATTCGTATCTACCAAGAAATTAAGGGATACATTAATCCAACACAACACTAATAATATGAAGAAAACAATAGATGCCTTAGTTGTACTTTCTTTTCTATTTCTACTCATTAGTTTTATATCTGGTTTTTATAAACCATCAGACTTTTTTGTAGGATTTATGATTGGATATATAATGATTGAAAACTTATTAAAGTTATTAGACTAACACAACCAAAATAACTATATGAAGATAAACTGGGAAATTGAAGTAGAAATAGGTTGGTTACATTACCTATTTACCAAAGATATTCAAAGAGATTTATTAGAGAAAGAAATTAGAGATAGATATAAATAACTAACCAAAAGAGCTTGTGTATCTAACTCTGGTGGGGCATTTCTTGAGGAAATTCGAGGGAGCAGCTAAACCCATCAGAATCAGGTACATACAGATCACATTAGACATTAATAGTAAAAAGTAATATAATAACCATATGAATAAAGAACAGGCAATCGAAGTATTAATTAAGGCAGCAGAAGCAGCTAATAAATCAGGAGCATTTACATTACAAGATGCAGCGTATGTAGCAAACGCTATTGCAATTATTAAACAGCCAGTTAATGATACTGCGTTATCAAAACCAGTAGAAGAAGTAAAGGAATAATTGCACTATTTTCAATTTAGTTATATAATGTATACATGATAATCTCACTTGATAGGCGACTATTCAAAGAAGACCCAGTATATAGATTCTCACGCTCATTCAAATGCACACCTGATACATGGAGAAACGTATGGCGTAAGCATAAGATACTAGATTACTCTGAAGACGAAGCTTACGAGTATTTAGTATTCATTCTTAGGGTAAACATAAGAAAAGAACGCTTTAAGCGCTGGGTAAAGAGAACTGAAGCTTACAATAAAGCGCAGGTAGCAATAAAGAAAGGAGCCACTCAAGTAAAGAAGGAATACTTCGGAAACCTACAAGAGTTCGTAATAAGAGAAATAACAAAGAACGATAGAGAACTTGCCTAACAGCAGGTTTTTGTGTTATTATATATACATGACAGCAGGAAGACCAACATTACTAGATGACCATCTATTTCGGAAAATTAAAGAGTTAGTTCTTGATGGTTTAAATCTAAGACAAGTATCAGAAGCTTTAGAAATTCCTTATGCTACAATGAGAGATTGGGAATATGAGAACTATAAGAGTTTCTCCGACAAAATGCTTTCTTTTAAGCATGAACGTATGTTATTAAAGGCAGAAAACAATGTAGAAGTCCTTATGGGAGCAGAAGATGACCGAGTTAAACTAGATGCAAGTAAGTTTACGCTAGAAACACTAAACAAGAAGTTCTACAGTAAACGAACAGAACAAACAGGTGCAGACGGTAAAGAACTACCAACACCAATTCTAACAATAGCTTATGCCAAAGACAAAAGAACAAATCAAGAAGTACAACAAGGAATACTTTCAGAGACCAGAAGTGATAGCGAGAGCCAAGATACGGAACTCGCAACGGAAGAATAAAAGAAAAGAATACAAGAAGACAGAAAAAGGACGAATTGCAGAGAATCGTTACAGGAATAAGGCGTATCAAAAGAATAAGCACAAGAGATTATTCTTACGTTATGGAATAACACAGGAACAATACGATTCAATGTTAATTCTACAAAAAGGAGTATGTGCAATATGCAAACAAAAACCGAAAAGCTCATTTCACTTAGACCATTGTCATTCTACTGGTAAGGTTAGAGGAATATTGTGCAGTAATTGCAATATGGCTTTAGGTTTGCTGAAAGATAATACAACCTTCTTACAGAAAGCTATAGAATATCTATCTAAATAATATGTACCAACTAACTACTGCAACAGAAAAAATAATGGCTATGGTTAAAAGAATCAAGATTGTTCAAGGTGGAACTTCTGCTTCTAAGACAATATCTATTCTTTTGATTCTAATAAACATGGCACAGACTAAGAGAGAGAAAAACGAACTCACATCTATTGTTGCAGAGTCAATTCCTCATCTAAAGCGTGGAGCTATGCGAGACTTCAAGAACATAATGAAGGCTCATAATTACTGGAAAGATAATAATTGGAACGCAACTGACAGCACATACACTTTTGAAACTGGAAACCAGATAGAGTTCTTTTCTAGTGATAACGGAGATAAATTAAGAGGTGCAAGACGTGACTGGTTGTTTATTAACGAGGCAAACAATGTTCCACTAGACGCATTTGAACAGTTAGAGGTTCGTACTAAATATGGAGTATGGATAGATTACAATCCTACAAATGAGTTTTGGGTATTTACTGACGTTATTCCACATCGTGATGACTGGGAGAAACTAATCATTACCTACAAAGATAATGAGGCTTTACCTCAAGAGATTATTAATTCTATTGAACAACGTAGAAACCGTAAGGGTTGGTGGAAAGTATATGGAGAGGGTCAACTAGGAGAAGTAGAGGGTAAGATTTACAGAGATTGGCAGATTATTGATGAAATACCTTTTGGGGCTAGATTAGAACGTAAGGGACTAGACTTCGGTTATAGTAACGACCCAACATCTATTGTAGATATATACTATTTCAATGGTGGATACATTTTAGACGAGCTATGTTACCAGAAAGGACTAAGCAACAAGCAGATTGCTGATATTCTATTGGCAAGTAAGCAATGCCTAACCATTGCAGACAGTGCAGAGCCTAAATCAATTGATGAGCTTAAATCTTATGGAGTTCAGGTATTACCTGCTAAGAAAGGAGCTGATTCAGTAAGGCAAGGTATTCAGTTTGTACAAGATAAATCTATTATGGTAACAGCTAGGTCGCTCAATGTGATTAAAGAGTATCGTAACTACCTTTGGGTAACAGACAAGGACGGAAGAATACTAAATGAACCAGAACACACTTTCAGTCACTCTATGGACGCAATCCGTTATGGTATGGATTCATTACGAGGTGATTCAGATGGTGATGCCTTTATGAAAATGCGTATTATGCAGAATAGAATGGAAAACAGCAGAAGTTTTAAGTAGTGTCAACAACAAAAAGTGTTTTACTTTACTAGCACTATCTATTTTTAGAATAGTGCTTTTAATTACGCAGAATATATATACAAATGCGATAATGTATGTATATGGCAGTTAAAAAAGCAGTTAAAAAGGTGGTAGCTAAGATTATAGACACACTAGAACCAAAGCCAACTCACAACGAGTATGGAGTTTGTATTGATTGTCAGAACGGAAACCATGATTGCCTACATAACAACCTAGTAGAAACCAACGGTGGCACATTCTGCAACCTTTGCGGGTATAAGGTATGAGTTTCGGGATTGTGTTAGATAAGGGTAATCCTGATTGCAAACACCAAAGCCTCGGCTCATTCTGTGGTTATGAATACTGCAACAACTGCGACTACAAGTTCGTTGGACACTGCACACAATGCGAGGCACGCAAACAAGCATTACTAAAATTCTTTGGATTTGACCAATCAAAGGTTGATGAACTAAACGAACAACTACATGGAAAACAATAATATCTTTTCAACAATACGAGGCGAGATTGATGACTTTATCTATAACCCGATAGAGGTTGTTCCTGGTTACAATTTTAATCAATACGATACTATCCGACGAGCGCATCTCTATGTGAACTCAAGGTTTATGGATAGTGGTCTTTACCAGAACCAAGAGAAGATATTCTTTAACATCGTAAAGTACCGCCGAGACATTGCATCTAAGTTCCTAAACATTGATACAAAGGACATTCGATTACTCGAAATGAATCCTAAGTCTAAGTGGTCAACATTCCTTTTGGAAAAAGAACTCAAGCTATGGCTCAAGAAGAACCGATTCGGTAAAGTACTCAACAATGCTTGCGATGAAGCTACAACATACGGTTCAGTAGTATTTAAGAAGAATAAAAAAGGAGTTTCAATTGTAGACTTACGAAGACTATTCCTAGACCCAACAGTAGAGACTATTGAACAATCTCGGTTCATTACAATTAAACACTTACTTACATCATCAGAGTTGCGTGCTAAGGCTAAAGATGGTTGGGACGCAGAACTTATTGAACAAATAATTAAGTCTAAAGAACAAGAGAAATCTAACGCTGGAACTTCATACGAGAAGAACTCAATGACAAACATCATTCGTTCATCACCTTATTTTGAGATTTATGAACGATTTGGTGAAGTACCAGAAAACTATCTAACAGGAAACATTAAAGACGAAAAGTTAGTACGAGCTTTATTTATTTGTTACGACCCTTACTCTGTTTGGGAAGATGACAACGGTAACTACCGAGGAGAGAACGGAAAAGTACTCTTTAAGTCTAAATGGTACGGAGCTTATCCTTTCAAGGATTACCATTACTCAAAGACACGAGGACGATGGTTGGGAATTGGAGTAGTTGAAGACTTGTTTGAAGCACAAGAACGAAGAAACGAATTGGTAAACCAAAAGCGTGTATCAATGGAAATATCTTCTATTCATATCTTTCAGACAACTGGAAAGAATGTTGTAAACAATATCCTTTCAGACCTAAAGAGTGGAGACTTGATTCAAGCAGGACCAGACGGACTTATTACTCCTTTGGCAAACGAAGAACGTAACCTTTCAGCATTTGCTAGTGAAGAACAAGACTACGATAATCTTGCAGACCGATTGTCATTTGCTACACAGCAAGCAGGAGGAGAAGCATTGCCAGCAAGTACACCTGCTACAAACGCAGTAATTGCACAAAACAATACAACTTCATTCTTCGGATTTAAACGAGAAAACCTTGCTCTTACACTTACCGACCTATTCAATGAGTTTATCTTGCCACAGTGCTTACGAGACCTATCAGACCAACACGTTCTACGATTTGCTGGAACTACTGAAGAACTTATCAAGCTTGATAATGCTTACACAGATATTCTTGCACGAGAGTTCGTATTCAAGAACGTATTAGAAGGAGGTCGTGTTCCATCACAAGACGAAGTAGACATGTACAAACAAAATGTAATCATGACTATGAAAAAGGAAGGTGGTACTCGATTCATTGATGTATCAGAGAAGTTCTATGACGACACAGAGTTTGAATTTGATATTGTAATTGATAATGAACAAGAAAACGTTGCAACTATTGCAAACAACATGTTCCAAGTATTAACAGCAGTAGGTCAAAACCCTGGACTATTAGAAAACCCAGTTACTAAGACACTTCTCTATGAGTACGCTCAAAAGATTGGTGTTAACCCTATTAAACTTGAAGTAGCAGAGACACAACAAATGGTACAGCCACAACAATCACGTTTGCCACAGCAACTTGAGGAAGGTGGTCAATCACAAGTAGGTCAAGGAGCTACACGAGAAGTAGGAATGGGAGGAAACTAAATTTATGGATAAACAAGAACTAAATGCAAAACTTAACAAATTCTTTCAGGACCCAGATTGGATTCTTGTAGAGGAAATGATTAATGATTACATTGACCCACTAAGAGATGTTTCAACTATAAACACTGACCGTCCTGCTGATGCAGTGATGGCAGAGGTAGCAGGAAGAAAACTAACTGTAGAGAAATTAACAATGTTCCTAAGAGACGCACGAATCATAGGACAAATTACTAGAAATAAAGGAGGCGCAAGCTTCAAATAATATGGGACCACTACGAGGACGACCAGCATGGAATCAAGTATCTGCACCTGTTAACACAGCTTCAGAATCTTCATCACCATCAGGAATGGGAAACACTAAGGGTAGTACAGGACTTCTTTCAAAGACTATGAACTCAAATGTTCAAGTAACAGCAGGAATGCCATCTAAGCCATCTAACCAAGCAATCGGACGAGGAAACGTTAAAAAGATTCCTTCTAAGTCACCAGTAAACGATGTTACATCAGTTGCAGGTGGTAAGGGATATATAATCAACTAACTATGCCTTTTAAGTCAAAAGCACAAGCACGAAAGCTTGCAGTAATGACCGCAAAAGGTGAGTTTCCTAAAAAGAAGTTTGAAGAATGGGCAAACAAGACTAAGTCTTGGGAAAAATTACCAGAACGTAAAAAGAAATAACATGAAATCTAAACAATCATCACAAAAGATTGCGAAACCTAAAAAGGTTGCAAACAAAGACATGAAGTCTAAGAAGTGTTAATCAATCGGTTATAGTTCCGCCCAAAAACTATTAATAATTAGTACAGGTCTAATCAAAACTGTTATCTTACATTTTATATGGAAAATGAAACAAACCAAGAACTCGAACTTGATACAATCGAGACGGAAGTCGAAGTTGATGAGCAACCAGACGACCAAACTGATTACAAGGCACTTTATGAAGAAGCACGCCGAGAACGAAACAAATATAAAAACAAACTTCTCGGACTTACTAAATCAGAAAAACCTAAATCAGACATTACAAACAGTCCATCAGATAATAGTTGGAAAGCTCGAATGGAGCTAAAAGTTGAAGGATATGATGACGAAGCGATTGACTTCATTCTAAAGAATGGAGGACGCAAAGCCCTAGAAAACAAGTATGTAGTTTCTGCTATTGAGGTTATTAAAACCAAAAAGCAAGCAGAGCAAGCTACACTCGATGAGCAAGGACAAAAGTCAGGTACCGAAAAACGATTTACCCCACAAGAGTTTGCAAAACTATCTTCTGATGAACAATTAAAAGTACTGTCAGGACTATAATAAAACCCTGACATATTAATATATGTCTTCATCTACTACTACACTAAGTAACTTGATGCCAACACTGTACGATACACGTTTCCTCGAACGAGCGAAATTTATGCTTCGATACGATGTGGGGGCTGACCGAAAGAACATGCCATTGAACAGTGGAAAAACGGTTTACTTTAACCGATTCTCACCTTTGGCAGTTCAAACAACACCACTATCAGAATGTACAACACCAACAGCGTTGGACATGACAACTACTATCGTTTCTGCAACTATTGCTGAATACGGTGGATATGTAAAAGCATGTTCATTGTTCGAAATGACATCTATCGATGAAAATCTTTTGGAACACATTGACGTTATTGGGCAAAACGCTGGTGAAACAATTGACACATTGATTCGAGACACATTGGCAGCTTGTGCAACAGTACAGCTTGCTAACGGTAAGTCTTCAATCACAGCAGTTGCTACTTCAGATACCGTAACAGGTGCTGAAATCCGAAAAGCAGTTAAAACTCTTTCAGTTAACAAGGCATACCGATTCGCAGATGGATTTTGGAAATCAATTATCCCATCCCAATCAGTTTATGACTTGCGAGGAAACTCTGAATGGCTTGATGCGTACCGATATACAGACGCTACAGCTATTCGTAACGGAGAAGTTGGAACACTACACGGAGTACGTTTCTATGAAAGTAATAACCCATTTGTACAATCTGGGTCAGGAGCTTCATCAGCAGACATCTACTCAACATTCGTGTTCGGAGCGCACGCTTACGCTATCATCAATCTTGATGGGCAACCTGGTAACCGAGTAATCGTTAAACAATCAGGAGCTCAAGACACATCTAACCCTCTTGATATGTACGGAACAGTAGGATGGAAATCATTCTTCGCTTCTGTATGTCTCAACAGTTCTTGGATTGTTCAGATTCAAGCTGGTACACAAAGTTAATAAATCCGCCTGGATTTAGGGCTTGATTATTGGGTGGGCAGGCAAACCAACTCACCCAATAAGTTTGCAATTAAGCCTTAGTAGTAGATAGACAACTAAACAATATGACTATCAAAGAATTTGAAACACGATTACAATCAATAGACCCATTATTTACAATCGTACAACATCCTAATAACCCAGAACTTGCAGGAGTTTACTATGACAGAAACGTAGAGAACAAAACAGGATTTGTAGTAACAGTACCAGCAGGAGAAATCTTTGAAGACGCTAACCCAAGTTACCAAGACAGTACTGGACACGCTCACAACTGGGCTTCTAAAGTAGAGTTTGTATGCAAGGAACACTTGCGTAGAATGGAGGAAGAACAAGGTTATAAAGAATTATTCTATGAAGTTCTCTAAAGAAACAAAGGTACTATTTCAGAATAGAAACCCAGACCAGTGGATTGGTGGAGACATGATTCAACTTGAAAAGACGATGAGTGCTTTACAAGGTAAAGTAGATGCAACATTTAGTGGTATGCCAGTATTTGTTCCAGCTTTGCTTTACACTGATTTCGACATAATCCATTTATGGAACTTTTCAATGGAATGGACTAAGTACCAACTTTGGGTAGCTAAGAAGCACGGTAAAAAGGTTGTATGCTCAATGATTTACCACGATACTGAAGCTTTCATTTCTTATGAACTGCAACAGTTAATGGTAGATAACATTGATGCGTTTATATTCCTTACACCAGGAGAAGTGGAACGAGCAAGAAAGCATCTTGTAATACCAGAAGAAAAGATATTTATTATCCCTAATGGTATTGATGAGTACTGGTTAACAACACCAAAACAAAAATGGCACACAACAGACTATGCACTAACAGTTGGACGTATTGATGGAACAAAGGGACAACTAGAGACAGCTATTGCATGTCAAAAACTTGGTATTAAATATCTTTGTGTTGGTGAACGAATGGACGACAAGTATGCTTTGGAGTGTGAGAAGTATGGAGCTATCTTAGTTCCTCCGATGACCCACAAAGAGCTTATAAAGGTTTACGATAACGCTAAAGTATTCGTATTAGCATCTAGTACAGAGATTTTCCCTCTTACAGTAATGGAAGCAGGAGCAAGAGGCGTTAACTCTGTAGTTACAACCACTTGTGAATGGAAAGATATTCCAAACGTGGAATGGTGCAAATATCAAGATGCAGATTCAATACAAGAGGCAATAGCTAAATCTATTGCTCAAAAACCTAACAATAAATTTATTAATAAACTCAAGAAGATGACTTGGGAGAACGTAGGCAAACAAGTCCTTGAGGTATACAAACAAATCTATGGCTGATGAAAGAAGTACACGAGAAACACACGCACGAGATAAACATTGTGAACGATACGATTGGGAATACTACAAACAATTACTACCACTCATTTCAGGTGATGTATTAGATATTGGTTCAGGAGCAGGAATGTTCGTTGAACAATATGCTAAAGAAGATGCAGTTAAATCTATTACTTGTTTAGATAAGTATTTAGATGAATTGGTAAGTCACGACAAGGTTGAACGAGTAAACTGGGTATGCCCAGAACCGTTGCCAGAACTTGGAGTATTTGACACTGTAGTATCTACAGAGTTCATTGAACACATTGAACGAGGACAACTAGAACCTTTGCTTGAACAAATTAAGAAGGCAATGCACGCAGATTCAGTGTTTATTGGCTCAACACCTAATAAGATTGCACCAACACAGAATCCGTACCATTTGTACGAATATACTCTTTCAGAACTACTATCAATCTTTAAGAACTACTTTACAGAAGTTGAAGCATGGGATAACGGACAAAATTGCACGTTATGGAAAGCAAAACTGTAAGTTTGGTTATAGGAACATATAATCCACGCCTTGAATGGCTTGAAAATGCCATTAAATCAAGCGAAGGACTATTTAACGAGGTAATCGTAGTAGACGACCATAGCGTTGAACCTGTTCCAAATTACACGGTTAGACATGATGTAAACAAAGGATTCTTTGAAGCAAGAAATACTGGGTGCAACTTAGCACAATCAGAATGGATTGCTTCACTTGATGACGATGACGAGTTCATACCTAACAATGTTAAACTACTAAGGGAGTTTATAAATAATACAGATGCAGACATAGTCTACTTTCCTTGTGAACTATTTGGAGAAAATAGTGGTATATGGGGTAACAAAGCAGACCTAAATCAGATACTTGATGCAAATCAAATACCTTCAGGCTCATGGTTTAAAAAAACTACTTGGGAAAAGCTAAAAGGATTTCAATATCCTATAGCAGAAGACTGGGACTTTTGGGCAAGAGCTAAAAAGCACAGGCTCAAGTTCGCATACTTTGAATTACCAATCTATCGACACAGAATAAGGTCAGGTAGTCTAAGTTCAGAATGGACAGGTGATAAGTATTTATCAATAAGAAACGATATAAGAAAAAGATATGAAAACGAAAAAATTTCAGACAATTTATAGTAAAGACACACACAAGTTTATACCTCATGGAGTTGTGTTTATCCGTAATGAGTACGGTTGGCTATACTTAGCAAGTGAGGGGGTGCAATGGTATGTAAACTTTACACAAGACTTTAAGGATATTGAAGAGTTTGGAATTGAGAAAGCGCTCAAGCAATTGGTTAAAGCAGTAAAGACTAACCTACTACAAAAATGAAAAAGAAAATTGCGTTCATAAGTACAGACTGGAACGACAATGAGTATAGACGTTTAACTAATAACTACGGTGGAGTTTCCTATTACCGACTAGTAAAACCAATGGAGCTTTTGAAGGATGAATACGATGTAAAGTTCTTTGGCTCTAACATACAGAAAGTATCTAAAGGACTATCTACAGATGCCTTCTATGACAGTTTTACTCAAGAGTACGACATGATTATTGTTAAGCAGATAGACAACGCTACTTCTGCTCAAGCTCTGATTCACTGGTGCAACAAGAATGGTTGTATCTTAGTTCAGGACTTTGACGATAACATGCTTTGTGTTCGTGATGACCAGCCAGCATCTAAAATGGGTTACAACGTAGGAGGAAATAGGCGAGCCTACGCAGGTGCTATGATGTCACTTGCAGATGCTCTAATAGTTTCTACTGTACCAATTAAGGACTACTTTGCAGACTTTATAAAGACAATGTTTAACGAAGACAAAGACATTTATGTTTTTCCTAACTACAACGACATAAGAGACTGGAAGTATAAGCAACCTAAAAAGGATAAAGAAAAGATTATTATAGGTTGGGCAGGTTCAGTTACTCACGATGCAGACTTAGGGTTAGTTATGCCAGTTTTAGGTAAAATACTTGATAAACATGACAATGTTCACCTTGAACTTGTTGGAGGTATCATGCAAGGGGCGTTAGCTTTTCTAACTAAAGGTTGGACAGATAAAGCTAAAGCTAAACTGAAAGTTAAAGGAGGTGTTCCAGCTTGGGACAGATACCCTAAACTAATACTGGAGCAAGCTTGGGATATTGGTATTGCCCCACTTATTGATGACGAGTTTAATCGTGGTAAGTCTCACATTAAATGGACTGAATACGCAATGGCTAAGATACCTACAATTGCATCACAGGTTTATCCGTATTTTATGCCCATAGGAACTAATAAAGCCATTGTTTCAGGTGAAACAGGTGTACTTGCTGATTCTGACGAAGAATGGGAGCAAGCACTTGAGAAGCTAATTGCAAGCAAAGAAGAACGAGAACGACTAGGTAATAATGCTTATGACTATGTATTAAATCATTTGCAGTGGAAAGACCATGCAGAAGCATACAAAAACATAGTGTCAAGCATATTTGATGCTTATTACAAAATTAAAGTCTAATAGAAAATAGTGCTTGCTACAACGCAGGCATTTTTTCTTACTGGTAAAATGTATGTATGGTATTCTCTGACACAGTAGGAGGACAAGGTATTGTCCAGGAAATTGATTTCCTAGTAAACACAGATAGCGTAAAGTTTCCAATTGCGGATAAGACCCGCATTATTAATCGTTGGTATGAAAAGGTTGTAGGTCGTATTCTTGAAGCAGATGGACGGTGGCAATTTGATGATACAAACTACTCAACACTTCCTATTGCTACAACAGACCTAGTTACAGGACAACAAGATTACAGTTTTGCTACAAGATTTTTGCGTATTACACGAGTTGAAATGAAGGATAACACTGGACGATGGATTGAAATTGACCCAATTGACCAAAATGACCCACGAAGACGCTCATTAACAGAATGGGGTAATCAAAATGGTGTTCCTTGGTGCTATGACAAGCTTGCAGATTCAATCTTTCTGTACCCAAGACCTAACTACAACTCTACAGCGGGTCTAAAAGCGTATTTCCAACGAACAGCAGACCTATTTACTACAACAGACACGACAAAAGAGCCTGGATTTGCATCAATCTTCCACAGAATCCTTGCAGTTGGTCCAGCTCTTGAGTTTGCACAAGCTAATGGACTAAGTGACGCAAAAATACGAGTGTATAGAGACGAAGTAAACCAACTAGAACAAGATATTAAAGAATTTTATGCTAAACGGTCGAAAGATGAACAAGTAGGATTACGAACAGCTTGGAGTAAAAACAAGCGAATGTTCAGATAAATATATGGCTACATGGACAGACCAAGACGAGAACACAGGAGGTGGAGGAGTAGATACTTTTCTACTTCAAGAAGATGGATTTGACTTATTACTTGAGGACGGAGGGAAAATAATTCTATTAGAAGGTATTGACCCAACACCACTTTGGACAGACCAAACTAAAAACTAATTATGGATAAAAAAATATCACAACTTACAGCATTAACAACCGCAGACCAAGCGGATGTTTATGCTATCGTAGATACTTCAGCTACAGAAACGAAGAAAATTACGCAGAATGACTTAGAAGACACTATTGCAAATAGTACTAACTTCGTTGATGAGCTTGTAGGAAATTCTTACTTCACTACAGAACTTGCTAATGACCCAAACTTTGTAAGTGAACTTACAACAAACTCATCTTTCCAAAGTGCGGTTAATAACTTTGTAACAACAGTAAGTAATTCTGGTGGAGGAGCAGGTGGTAAACCAATTACATTTTCGCTTACAGATACAGTAACAGCAGCATCAAACCCTCTTTCAGGATATTCTGATGCAGAAGCAGTTGTATACTCAAGTGGAGCTACAATTTACATGCAGGATGCTATTGGATATACACAATCACGACTTACTTCAACTGACTGGGCATCATCAACAACAGTAGTAAGTTATGTTCTATTAAACGCTTACGCTTATGTACTATTGTCATCAGGTGCAGCATTGCAAGTATACCGATATAATCGAAACGACTTGTCAGCAGGTGGAACACTAATGACTATTTCAGGAGCTACACTTACTTATGGAGCCAATGTTGTAATGACATCTAACGGAGCGGACTTCTTCTTTAACTACGAAGCAGGTCAGTCAGCAGATTCATTCGACATTGCAAAGTTTACACTTTCAGGAACTACGCTTACTTATGATTCAACAGTTGCAGCAGGTTCAACAGCTAACCGATTTGCAGGAGCGTTTGCAGTAGACACGCTAGAAAATTACTACGGAACTAATGCAGGTATTATCTACCAGTATGACAGTGCAGGAGCATTGCAAGTTACTTCAGGAATTACACTAGCTACGATTTCTCGATTGTTTAACTGGGATAACACACTTTATGGGTGTGATAGTGGAGGACAATTCTTTAACAAGTTGTACATGCAGGATACAGACTTGACTGGAGGTTCAAGCAACAAAATTGCTATCGACTTTACAGACAAATCTGCGGTTACAAACTTTAATGAATCTTATACTGTTGCTATTCCAGGAGGTACTCTTGGATTAAATGGAGGGTTCAAGTTCAGACTTTTGTTAGGTGCTATTGTATTTGGTACAAGTGGTGGTGATATAACATTGGCAGCAACATATGGTGGAGTTGCGCTTAATACTACTATTACAGAATCAAGCACAGGTTCAGGAACTGCTTACTCAACATTCTTAGGTGAAGTAATTTCTACTGGTGCAACAAATGCGCAAACCTCTCGTGTTGAAGCAAATTACACAATTGTTGGAGGTTCTCCAATATCGCCAATAATTTCTCAAACAAACAGCACGCTTACTGTAGATAGTACTGTAGACCAAAACCTTGTAGTAACAATTACGGGTACTGGAGCAGTAGCTATTACAGCACAGATTAAGGGATTGATTGTAGAAAGAATATAGCTAATGTCTTTACTTACTAACTCTTTATGGGGTTAGTATAGTGCAGAGATTGCACAACTATGGCAACCAAAGAATTAACAATAAAAGACTGGCAGTTAGGAATCGGACAAAGTCCGTATCTTGGTTTTGCGCAAATGACAAACGTTGATATTTTTACACAGCCAGGAAGTCTCAAAATATCTAACCTGCTTGAACTAGACAACATAGACGCAATAAACATTACAGCAATGCCTATTGGAATTACTCAAAGCCCACTTAATGGTGATATTTTTATTGTATGCGAAGACGGTAAGTTTTTCAAAAGAGATGGAACAAATACTTGGACCGAAATCGTAGGGTACGGTGCTGGAGGTCGTGGTGGTCAAGGTATTGTTTGGTGGAAAGGGTATATTATCTACGCACGAGGTTCAGCACTTGATGCTTACAACGTAACAACTGGAGTATGGACAGTAAACTGGAGAACTGGATTAAATTCTGCAGTACACCCAATGATTGTTTTACAAGACGATAGACTTTACATAGGAAATGGAAACTTTATTGATTTGTGTGGAGAGGTATTTGGTCAAACATTTGACCCAACAAACGGTGCTACATATTCTTATAGTTCTGAAGCATTACCATTAAAACAAGGATATATAGTAAACCTATTGGAAGAATTTAGTTCTTATCTAGTAATAGGAACAAAGCAATACAATAACAACGTAGCAGACATGTTCTTTTGGAATGGTTCAGATGAGTTTATTACAGCTTCACAAACAATTAAGTTTGCAGACAACGGAGTTCAAATGACAAAGAACGTAGGTAACATGCTCTACACTATTGCAGGAACTGGAGTACCAAGAATCTTTAGGTCATTAACATCACAAGCAGTAGAGTATCTACGATTCAATAACATTAATAAGGGTAGTGCTTCTGTAACACTTTACCCACAAGCGATTGACCAAAAAGACGGAGAGATTTTATTTGGAATAGGTCAAAACCTTTCAGTTAACGGAGTAACACCAGTAGGAGTTTATTCACTTCGAGGAAGTTCCTATGTACTACGATACTTACCATCTTCTGGTAAAGATGGTTCAAATGGAGTTTCTTATATCGGTTTTGTTAAAGTAATAGACGCTGAACGTATGCTTGTTTCTTGGTATGATGGAACGACTTACGGAATCGACATACTAAACATTTCTAAATTTTATCCTACAGGAGCTAGTGTAGAAAGTCCTATTTATACAGTTGGTACAGAATCAGACCCTAAGACTTACGAACGAGTAGAAGTTAGATTAGGAAATCCATTAAAGGCTGGAGACATTATCACGATTAAAGGACGAAAGAACTTAACTGATTCGTATGTAACGCTTGCCACATTCGGAGCATCTTATGTAGGACGTGATGCGGTAGAGGAACGAGTTCTTAATTTATCAAAGCTAGTAGAATTTCAATGCAAGATTGAACTTGAAACAAGTTCTTCTGCTACAGAAAGTATAGAAATTAAAGAAGTAATATTTTATTAATATGGAAAACAACCAACCATCATTTGAACTTAGTTCAATAGAAAAATTTCATAGACATGATGGTGTTGATAATTACCGTATTAATGTAAAAGACTTGATTGGTTTTATTTCAAAATCATCAACACTCAACTTTGGTCCAATAAGCCCAAACTCATCTTCAGACTTAACCATTACATTAAAAGGAGCAGTAAATACAAATGTTATTTCTCTAGGAATAGATAATGCAGTATTCGGAGGAACAAACTGCGGAAACATTTCATTCTTTGCATGGGTATCAGCAACAGACACAGTAACGGTTAGATGTACAAATCATGATTTAGTAAATACAGCGAACCCAGCTTCTGGCACATTCAAAGTAGTAATAAATCAATTATAAAAATATGCAACCAAACTATAATCCAAATCCAAATAACTTTGGGACATCAGTAAACCCAGTAACAGGACAAAACACACCAGGTGTGACTTTTAATGCGCCTAATGCACAAAATCCTTATGGTTCTTACTCACAAAACACACCAGTTAATCCAGTAATTAGTACAAATGTTTTAAATCAGAACGGTCAGATGCCTACATTGCCTCAACAGCAACAACCAACACAACCACAGTCTTTTACTGCTAACATTCAAACACCTCAAGTTACTGGAGTTCAACCTCAAACTACTCAAACTACACAGCCACAAAACCCTCAACCGCAAACAATGCAGGTTCAACCTTTGAATACACAATTTGGTGATAACAAAGGAGTATATAATCGTATTCAAGGTCTATATAATCAACTAACAGGTAAAGGGCAACGACAACAAGCACTGGAACAACAAGCTGGTATTCCACAAATCAGTAAAGAAGTTCAGGAGATTTCAAATGAACTAACTACAAAGAAATCAGCTTTTGACGCAGAAGCTAACCGAATCAGTGGAAATGCTATGACACAAGAAGGTCTTATTGGTCGTACTGCGCGACTACGCCGAGAAGAAGCAATTGAACTTGGTGGTCTTTCTGCTTTACTACAAGCTAAACAAGGAAACCTTGAGAGTGCTAAGAGTGAAATTGACCGAACACTTAAATTTGAGTTTGAACCAATCGAAACACAAATCACAGCTCTTAAAGACTTCTACACAATGAATCAGAACGACCTTTCTGAAAGTCAGAAGATTTATCTACAGGCTAGAATTGCAAGAGACCAAAAAGCAACAGATTTATTTTATGATATTAAAAAGTCAGCTTATACAGATGCTCTTGAAAGTGGAAACAAGGATTTAATTGCAGCAATCTCTAAAGCTAAATCTACTGATGAAGTAGGTGAAGCAGTATTAACTTACAAAGCAAAAGGAACTGGAGTTCCTAAAGACGTTGCAGAAAAGATTGGTAAAGATGCAACGGCAATTAAAACAAACGCAAACATTGGATTTGTTAAATCTCTTACAGAGTATCGAAACGCTTACAAGAAATATGCAGACGCAGGAAATCTTATATCAGCCGCAGCACAAACAGAACTAGGAACACTTCGAGGAAACCTAGAACAAGCATACTCTGTAGCTAATGGTCAGGGAGCTATTCAAGCAGGAGACCGAGATTCTTACTCAAAGATTATTGCAGGAGGTGTAACATTCCCACAATTAAGAATCAAGCAAATGAATACACTTGCAAACTCAACACTTGGAACTGTAAATAACAACATTTCATTCTTAAACTCATCTTACGGAGGATATGCAACACCATTCTTCTCAAATCAGCTAACTCAAGCTCAACAAGCTATTGCATCACAAAATCCAAATTCTTCACTATCAGGTAGTAACTTGTTTAAATCAGTATTAACAAATTCAGGAGCATCACCAATCTTTAATCCGCAATCAGGATTTATTTTACCAACACAACCAACACAATAACTATGTCAACTTTCAAA